GATCTATTTCTGTAAATGATCTGTAATGATTGCTACCTCTATCGTACTTGGCTAATACTTTCATGTCCTCTAGTGGAAACTTACTATCCATTATTGGTGTGATTACATTATCCCATGTTTGTTGTTTTACTGTTCTGTAATTTTCAATGGCAAGTCTTAGATTATCCTCAACTTCCATTGGTGTCTTATTCCAAACAGTCGAAGCCCACTCTCTTTTTAGTAGCTGTCGTTTCTGTTGGTTTAGTCTTAGTTTATTAGCTTCCATGTTTTATCCTTTCTCTTGGTTGCTATTATCTTGTATCACATTATGTGATAGGTTGTCAATTAAATTAGAGAACTCTCTCGAGTTTTTTGCAATCCACTCTTTCATACAACTCAATGAATGAAAGTGCTTGTGAATTGGCTCTATTTCATATCTCACAGTTTGCCCTGTTGAAGAATGATATTCATATTCATCTTGAGGATATGCTGAGTATGAATTGGGGTAAAACTTCTTACCACAATTCACACAATATCTTGCTTTACTTCTCATATTCCAAAAAACACACTAGCTATCATGCGTACTGGAAAATAGATGAAAGCACAAAATAAAAAAATAGCTAACCAGCCATTAATAGTGAAATATCTCATCAGTTCATTACCTCCATTGTATTAGGTATCATAGCTTCGATATGTTCTATATCGGTTGCAGTTCTATAACCCTTGATTTGATCGTTGTTATCTAAGCATACAAAACAGACTGCAACTTTGCCTTGCTTGGTTTCCCACACTCTACATTTTTCATCAAAGAAGCCCTTGCGTATTACAATGTCCTCTTTGCCATTATGAAAAAAATGTATCTTGAATTGAGTTGCCTTGCTTAGTTCTGTTTGTATCCACTCTAAAGCAAGTGGCTTGTCCTCTTGATATATTAATTGATATCTTTTATCTAACATTTATTATCCTTTCTAAGTTAGTTAATCGGAGATAATCGTATAGACTATCTCCGATCTTGTCAAGATTAATTAACCAACTCGACTATTTGATAGACAATACTTTTCTTGTTGTTGTCGTTATGATGAAGTCTTGCTTCTTCTTCTTTTACAAGTTTCATAGCTTCAACATTTTCTTTCTTGTCTGATTTATATTCTACATACACATTTACATCTTTTGTATTGTCGTAATATGAGTACGTTCTTTGTTCTAATAATACATACATATTATTGTCCCTCCCCTTGTGCTTCTAGGAATTGATCGTGCCTTGCTTCTGCCATTTCCCATTGTAGTTGGTCATCTTCATCTTGAGTAATACAATCTAAACAGATATTATCACTCTCAACTTGTGCAATATAATCATGTGTTGTATTGCAATCACATCTTTTACATTTAATCATTGTTATTCTTTCTGTTAGTTAATTAATAATATGTTATCTCATATTATCATATAATAATCAAGTATTAATTTATTTTTTTCTGTGGATAACTTTTTTTCTTGACACAACATCTTGTGTCCTCTTGGGTCCCACCCACCACATGTAGGTTGCATAAATATCACTGTGGATAACTTTTTTTATTTGTGTCGTTTTTTTTCTTGACACAACATCTTGTGCCCTGCCGGGCCCACCCACCCCATATGTAGTATGTGCTTGCGCACTGAGGGGCCCACCCACCCCGCCAATAGAAGTGTAGTATCACAGTCAATAGAGGTACCAAGTCAGATCCTGAGCTAGAAAGTCATGACCCCCACCCCACCCGGATTCTGTCAGATAGGGATCCTATATGTTGATATATAGTTTGATTTGTAAATAGATATGGGCTAATATCGTTTTCACTTTGCTTGAAACAAAAAGGTGCAAAATTTTTTAGAAAATTTTTTCAAATGCTAACTCCAGAACAGGTAAAACAGTTACCACCAGATACTAGAAAAGAATATTTAAAGACAATGCTTCTCCTTGAAGAAAAAAAGGGAGAACAGGCAATCCGCGATGACTTCTTAAGTTTTGTCAAACACATGTGGCCAGATTTTATAGAAGGCAAACATCATAAAATTATGGCAGAAAAATTTAATCGTGTTGCTAGTGGTGAGATAAAAAGATTAATTATTAATATGGCGCCACGTCATACAAAGTCTGAGTTTGCATCTAACTATCTACCTGCATGGATGATTGGCAACAATCCTAAATTAAAAATTATTCAAGCTACCAATAACGCTGAATTAGCCGTGAGGTTTGGACGTAAAGCTAAGGGTGTAATGGAGCAACAAGAATATCAAGATATATTTCAGACTAGACTTAAAGAAGATTCAAAAGCCGCTGGTAAATGGGAAACGGACCAGGGCGGGGAATACTATGCTGCTGGTGTCGGGGGATCAATTACTGGTCGGGGTGCAGACCTTTTGATTATTGATGATCCCCACTCGGAACAGGACGCAATGAACATGGCCAGTTACGATCGAGTATATGAGTGGTATACGTCCGGGCCTCGTCAGCGTTTGCAACCTGGAGGCAGAATAATTGTCGTGATGACTCGCTGGAGCGTTGTTGATCTGACAGGTAAATTAATGAAAGCACAGACAGAACCAAAAGCAGACCAATGGGAAGTAATAGAATTCCCTGCAATCTTGCCCAGTGGTAAACCGGTGTGGCCTGGTTATTGGAAGCTAGAAGAGCTAGAATCTGTGAAAGCATCTGTAGCTATTACCAAATGGAACGCACAATATCAACAAAATCCTACAGCAGCTGAAGGTAGTATTATAAAAAGACACTGGTGGAAAACTTATGATAAGCCAGAACCACCACCTTTAATGCATGTTATTCAATCCTATGACACAGCGTTTATGAAAAAAGAAACTGCTGACTTTTCTGCTATTACTACATGGGGTGTATTTTGCCCAAATGAAGGTGATGCACCAAATTTAATTTTATTAGACATGGTAAAAGATAGGTATGAGTTTCCAGAATTACGTAAGAAAGCTAAAGAACAATATGATTACTGGAAGCCCGAAACGGTGATCGTGGAAGCTAAAGCTTCAGGCTTGCCTTTAACGTATGAATTGCGTAAACTAGGGATACCAGTTATTAACTTTACACCGAGTAAAGGAAATGATAAACATACAAGGATAAACTCTGTAGCGCCGCTATTTGAAGCGGGTATGGTGTGGGCACCCGATACAAAGTTTGCCGAAGAAGTTATTGAGGAATGCGCTGCATTTCCATTAGGTGAACATGACGACTTAGTGGATAGTATGACTCAAGCTGTAATGAGGTTTAGACAAGGTGGCTTTGTTGAACATCCAGACGACTACGAGGATGAAGAGTTACCAGAACAACAGAGGACATATTACTAATGGCTATAGACAAAGTAAACGACCTGACGAAAACAACTAACGTAGTTGACCCGTCAGTTGAAGTAGCAATCGCGGAACGCGAAGCGAATGATCCAACAGATATAAATATTGAAATGATGGAAGACGGTGGAGCAGAGATTGACTTTGATCCAGAAAATGCGCAGATAGAAAGTGGCTTACCTTTTGATGCAAACTTAGTTGAGCTTCTAGACGATGGTGTTTTGACTGAGATTGCAAGTGACATGCAGGATTCTTACGAAGATTTTAAATCAGGTAGATCTGATTGGGAAGACACCTACACAAAAGGTTTAGACCTACTAGGTTTTAAATATGAAAACAGATCAGAACCATTCCAGGGCGCATCAGGCGCAACTCATCCGGTACTAGCTGAGTCTGTTACACAGTTTCAGGCATTAGCCTATAAAGAATTACTACCGGCACAAGGACCAGTAAGAACTCAGATCATAGGTGCAGTTAATCCAGAATCAGAAAAACAATCTGCACGTGTAAAAGATTTTATGAACTATCAATTGATGGTTAACATGAAAGAGTATGAGCCAGAGTTTGACCAGATGTTATTTAATTTACCTCTTGCAGGATCAACATTTAAAAAAGTTTATTACGATGCAGTTATGGGTAGATGTGTTTCTAAGTTTGTACCTGCTGAAGATTTATATGTAAGCTACAATGCAACATCTCTTGAAGATACAGATGTTATTATTCACAGAATTAAAATATCTCAAAACGATTTACGTAAACAACAACTGTCAGGTTTTTATGCAGATGTTGAAATAGGAGAAGACGGGTATACAACAGACGAAGTACAAGAAGCAAAAGATGATATTTCTGGTGTTGAAAGAACATCAAAAAGCGAAGTACACTCTTTGCTAGAGTGTCATGTTGAACTTGACTTAGAAGGTTTTGAGGACAAAAACAAAGAGGGAGAAGAAACAGGATTAAAGCTGCCTTACATTGTAACTATTCATGAAGACTCTTCTGAAGTTTTATCAGTTAGAAGAGCATATGAGGTCAACGACCCGTTACGCAAGAAGAAAGAATTTTTTGTACACTTTAAATTTTTACCAGGACTAGGCTTCTATGGATTCGGCCTTATCCACATGATCGGCGGACTGTCACGAACTGCAACTGCAGCATTGAGACAGCTTCTTGACGCCGGTACCTTGTCTAATTTACCAGCCGGATTCAAACAAAGAGGCATCAGAGTCAGAGACGAAGCTCAACCGTTGCAGCCGGGAGAGTTCCGTGATGTTGATGCGCCTGGTGGAAATCTTCGTGACGCATTTATGCCGTTACCATTTAAAGACCCAAGTGCCACGCTCCTACAACTAATGGGAGTTGTTGTCCAAGCAGGTCAACGTTTCGCGTCCATTGCAGATATGCAAGTGGGTGATGGCAATCAATCGGCAGCCGTGGGTACAACTATGGCGCTCTTGGAACGTGGATCGCGGGTTATGTCAGCAATTCACAAAAGAATTTATGCAGCAATGAAATGTGAGTTTATGTTACTTGCTAAATGTTTTGCAACGTACTTACCAAAAACATATCCATACGATATAGTTGGTGGCAATAGACAAGTTTTCGCAACTGACTTTGACGACAGAGTAGATATTATACCGGTTGCAGATCCTAATATCTTTTCACAAACACAAAGAATTACGATTGCACAAACAGAATTACAAATGGCAATGTCCAATCCGCAACTTCACAACCTGTACCATGCGTACAAACACATGTATGAAGCGTTAGGTGTAAAAAACATTGACACTTTGTTACCACCACCAATGCAACCTTCACCATTAGACCCTGCAAGTGAAAATATTATGGCAATGAATGGTAAAAAGTTTCAAGCATTTCCAAAACAAGATCACCAAGCGCACATGAAAGCGCATTTACAGTTTATGGGTACTACAATTGTACGAAATAATCCAAAAGCAATGGGCTTGTTACAGCAAAATTGCATGGAACACATCACTTTGATGGCTGGAGAGCAAATAGAATTAGAATTTGCTGAAGAAATTGCTCAGATACAGCAAATGGGACAACAATTACAACAAATGATGCAGCAAGCTGGTCCAGATGCGGCTAAGTTACAGCAAAATCCGCAAGTTATGCAGATGCAACAGCAAATTCAAGCACAACAGACGGCTATGGAGGCTAGAAAATCGCAATTAATTGCAGAATTTATGGTTGAGTACGCAGAAGCTGAACAAGAAGTGCTAAATCAGATAGAAAATGACCCATTATTGAAACTTAAAGATAGAGAGATTGACCTTAGAGCTAAAGAAGAGGCTAGAAAAGAAGAAGAAGGACAAAGTGATCTAGAAATGGAACGAGCTAAACTATTACAAGCTCGAGAAATAGCAGAAGACAAAATGGAACAGAATGATGAGCATCAAAAACTTAGGGCTAGCGTTTCACTAGCAAAAAGTGGTATAAGTAATATGCAAGCAACATTCAAAGAGGGGAACTAATGGGTAGTCAAAAAGGTAATACAGGTAGTAATAAATCCGCTAAACATTCAAGTTTAAAAAGTAAAAAAACTACCACCGTAGACAATACAAAAAGTCCTAGAACACATAATACTAGCGGAACAAAATACAGCGGTAAATTAGCTGATTTTATGAGCGAAAGAAATAAGCCTGCTGAAGCTTCTGCCTTAGATAAAACAAAGACCAGAAGACCAGGTGCATTTTCACCACAGGATGTTGCAGCCGCAGCAGGGCGACTAGCAAAATCAAAAGAAATGGAAAATCAGTATGGTTCTAGAAATAAAGCAAGAGCTAGTTTTGCTGGATTAATTGATGCACAACAAGATAGATTAAATAATTATTCTGCTGGACCTAGATTTAGAGATGAATTAGGACAGGTTAGAGAAGCTCCTAATACTTTTGCTAGAGGTATATTTAATGAAGCTACAGGAGTATCTCCAACCAAAGGTATGGGTTTTTTAGATAGTATTAAACATAACTATGCCATGTCACAAGGTATTCCCGGAAGTGGTATTCTTGGAGCAGCATTAAGTCTCGCAACAGGAGTCCCTGGATTAGGTATTGTAGCTGAACCTATTCTTGACAGATTTTTTCCTACTCAAGATGAAGAAGGTGTAAATAAATTTGGCATGCCCGAATATGATTTAAGAACTATTAATGAATATAGGACAAACCCAACTTACAACCCTTCTATAGAAGATGAATCACCTAGTTTAAGTTTTAATGACGATGCTTTTGCTGCTGCTTTAGATAACCCTTTAGCTATGAGACAGATGTTACCTAAAAATTTAAACTTGTCTAATCAGTTAAGACTTTCAAATCTTAATCCTCGTTTGTCTCTTACAAATACTAATCCTCGTTTGTCTCTT